GAACTGCCCGGCGACCATGATTGTGACGCCATTGGTCGTCACCGACGCGGTGCCCGCCAGGCGGTTAGAGGTATCACCCATTGTTATTCCTTACGCCGCGGCTTGCAGGCGGAACTGGTTAAGAAGTGCAAATACGCGCAGCTGGTTGATCAGCACGCCGTCCCATAACACGTCTACGCGGTTCGGGTTGGTCGTGCTTTTCGTCACAATCAGACCGGTGGCGAAAGCTTTGGAATCCTGCACATAGCCGTTGTATTCCAGCTGTGTGTACTGGGCGATCAGCTCTGCACGGATAATATTCGGCGTCACAATCGCGGATCCCGGCGCAAAGCGGGTACCGTCAGCGGCCAGCTTCATGCGCGCAAATTTCGACGTGATCTGCGTGCGGATAAAGCGCGTGACAAACATCAGCAGGAACAACGTTTCCACCTGCAGATAGCTGTCATCCGCATCCCCGAATTTATTGGTCTGATACGTGGTGATCAGGTTTTCCACCTGCACCGTGCTGTCATCAGCCACCGTGAAGGTCGAAATGCCGCTGTAAAGCAGGTTGTTGCGCTCGGTCAGCTCGAAACGTGAAGCCAGTGGCGGTGCCAGCACGCCGGCAAGCGTGAGCGTTTGCAGAGGACGCCCCGGATCGTTGCGCAGGCTACCCGCTACCGCACCCGTTGCAGCCGCTGCCCAGACATAAGCCGGCGTTGGCGAGTCATATACCCCCAGCAAAGTGGCATGCTGATCGTTGCGGGCTTCGCCGATCGTGGTCAGTTGTCCATAGGTGCCAGACACGGCCCCAAAGACGTGGCCATAAAGCTGTGAAGCGTAGCTCCAGCGGCCAGTGCTGTCCGACAGCAAATTCTTCAGCGCATCGAGAGAAGTCGTCTCGGTGTAAGGAGTAACAATAAAATCAAAGGTCCGGTCGCCGAGGTTTGCCAGCGCCGTCGTCATGTCCGGTGCGCCAGCCCCGCCGGTGAGGGCGGTAAGCGTAATACCCAGGCCATCAGGCGTGGCTTCCCAGCCCGCGCTGCCCAGATAATTCAGCCGCAAATCGATGCTGTTGCCGTGCGTACCTTTGTTTTTTGCCGTCAGCGTAATGACGCCGGCGGCCGATGCAGCCGTTACCGGCAACGCTATGGTGGCATTGATTGCCGCCGTCAGCGCTGTGGCCATTGAAGTCACAGTGTCGGTGCTCAACACCGTGGTCTGCACGCGCTGGCCCGCGACATACAGTGAAATTACGCCGGTTTCACTCGGCGCCGTGGTCAGCGTAATGGTGCCGGTCGCCGCCACCATCGATGCTCCATCAACCAGCGGCAGCAGATAAATTTCACCGGCAATGTCGTTGGCCAGATACGCCGTCATCTGGTTATGCAGCATCGAACCGGCACCATAAATACCGGCGGTGTTCGATGCTGATGATTCGATAACCGGGATATTCGGGTTTACCGCGGCGTTCGTCAGCATCTGACCAATGATCAGCGTGCGCTGGGTCGCCGTTGCGGTATTCGCCTGCGAGTTATCAAACTCTGCATGGAAAAGCGGCGTCCGCAGATTGCTGGGGATATTTTGAAAGTTCATTAGCTCGCACTCCCGGTGTCCGTTGAAGCGGCTGATTTATCGGTGGTGGCCGTCGCGTCTGCGCCCTTTACGGACGCCGGCGATTTCGCTGCAGGCGCGGAGGTGTCAACGGTGATCACATCCCCGTCGCGGAGCCGGCGGTTCCAGAACATACTTTCAGCGACCTCTGCCCCTTCTTCGGGCAAAAAGGTGCCTTTAACCGGGTCACGCACTGTGCGCCCGGCTGCGGGTTTTACAAACATGGGATACTCCAGAATGTTATTGAGGCAGGTCGATGGTGAAGCCGACTTCCGGCGTGCCGTCAGGCTCGATAAGGGTGACGTCGATCCCCTGAAGCGGATCCGCTTCGATGGGGTAAAATTCTTCCGGCCCCTGGTAATATTCGATATCCAGTTCCATCAGTAACTGAGCGGTGTGCCCTTCGCCGGCCGCGCTGATATCAATCGTGGAGCGCAGCTGCAAAAACTGCTGAATCTGTCGGGTCAGGTCATAACTGTTGATCACCGCCCGCTCGATTTGTTCGCGCAACTGCTCCAGCGCCTCTTCCGCTTTTACCGCCCCGTTGTCCTGTTCAAGGTCATCGAGTTCCTGCAGGCGGCCGGTAATCCGGACGGTGGTCACGGTCGTAAACTGCGGTACGTTACGTCCGAGGGAGTTTTTCACATCGAAAGGGGTTTGCACGAGAATTGAGGGATACATATCCTCAGACGTGGGCCAGTCGCGCGGGGAATAGACCCGTTCAAGAGCATCTGTCTTCCCCGCAAGCGCGCTGATGACGAGCCCTCGCAAAGCTGCTGCATTCATACCTTCACCCTGTTAAGAATAAGCTTTGAGCCGCCGTGGCTGTCCGGCTGGATATCGGCGATGGTGAACAACGTGTTCACCGTCTCGCCGCCGACCGTGCCGATAAACACCCGGTCCCCCTTCTTCGGTGGAACGCTGAACTCACTGTCCAGCACACCCAGGACGGGGGACGTCGTGTTTATCGTGCTGCCGTTGTCCAGAGGTTCAACCTCCTGCGTATAGGCGCGGTCGAAAATCCCGCTGATGGTATAAGCCGCACCACCCGCGGGCCGGAAATCAACCGGGTCACCAAACACCCCCTGTAACGGCCTGAGCAGATGCTGATCCCAGTTGATACTCATCAGTCCGCTCCGTTCTCAGGTGTCGGGGTTGCCGGATCTGAGGTGGTAATGCTGGTTTGACTGTCGGCCTGGGTCACAGAAACTTCCTGCGGGCCGGCGCCTTCCAGTTCCTGCTGCAAATCAGACAGAGACTTCACGAAACCCAGCGCAATGAGGCGCTTTGAATCCGCTTCGGATAACTGGACACGCGTATTCTGAGCGTAATCCTCGCCGTCATGCCGCAGATGTTTTCCCTTGAGTACAACCACGCTGACCAGGTCAGCGGCCTCTGAGGCCGCTTCGGTTGTTTTATCTTTTGCCATGATCACACCACCGTCGCACAAAGGGCCGCGTTAACCCGGCTTGGGATAACGATTGGAGAAGACTGCATCATCAGAAAACGCTGGGCAGGGTCTTCTTTCAGCCAGCTTTTCGGTGCATAAGCCATCGGACCATAGTTGAAAGCAGGATCCATGATTGCCCCAAAAGCACGGGTGCCCATCAGATCAGCGCCAGACATGATCACCGAACCATCGGCAAGCATGGGGGTTTCAATGCCGGTATCCGGGTCAATGAACCAGTCGTTGTAAAGCCAGAGGTCAAACTGCCCCCAGCGCCCTTTGTATACCGCGCCCTTCTGCACGCGCGCGCCGGCGTCAATCTGATTGCCGAACGGGCTCAGTGCAGGAAACACAATGGCGTTGTCTTTGATGGTGGTATCCAGGCGAAATGCCTTCCAGGACTTGTTGGTGAAAACCAGATCAGTGGGCGCCGCGCCAGACTTTTGCAACACCAGCGTCTGCCAGGTTTCAATGTCGTCAGAGGGCTGGGTGTTTGTCGCACCAGAGGCGAGACTCGTCGGCCATTTATCAGAACCGCTGAGCGCAATGGTCAGGGAAGGGTCGCGGCCAAAGTCAACAACAGTGGTCGGGAAGCCTTCGCCTTTAATGGTGACGGTACCGGTAGACAGCGCGCTGCATCCCATCCACTCGAGGCGGCGATTCAGAATATCGATCTGGTCACTCATCTCGAACTGGATGTTCAGCATTTCACGCTCAGCGGCGGTGTATTCCCCCCCAATGCGCTCGCCAATCTGGCGGCGGATAGGTTTACGCAGATCAGGCGCACGCTTATCTTTGATGTAAGCAGGCTTGAACTTGTCGGTCTGATAACGGCGGCTTTCAACCAGCTTACCTTCGACTAAAGGCGAGCAAAACGGCGCCATACGACGGAGACCAACGTCTACATCGATCGCCACATATTCATCGTTGCTGGTCTCGATGTTTGGGAAAAAACGGTCGAGGATCCAGTTTTGTGACGTCATCAGGTTCGGAACCAGCCCGACGAGCGTCACCGTATCGTAAATAGATTGAGACATAGCGTGTTCTCTCTGTGTCCCGACCTGCAGGCCGGGATAAAAAATGGATGCATAACGCCCTGCCCGGTAAAGGGCATGCGAAGAAGGCGATTTATAGGGGAGCTACGGTTTAGCTGGCAGGTGCCTGAACGCTGTCACGCAGGAAAATACCGTAAGGGCGGAGTGCTGGTTTAAGCGTTGCCAACGTCCAGCTCGCATCAAAGGTAATGCGATTTTTATTGATTTCGGCCATCAGATATACGCCGGCTAACGTGTCCGCGGCGGTGGCATTCACATCATCGGCCAGAATGGCCTGCGGAACCTGGCTACCGTCAGTTGCGGTCGCTACGCTCAGGGTGTACTTACCTGATGCAGTAATCACCCCCAGTACGGTACCGCGCTTATAGGTTGCCGAACTCCCCGTCAGAATCGTCACCGTATCAGAGACAACCTGCAAAGGGCCGGACAGCAACTGGTCCGGAATGAAGGTGTCATGCTGAACGCCGGGCACCCAGGCGTTTTGTCCTACCTGATTCACAGTCATTATTTTTTACCTTTTACCTGGTTGTAGAGAGCGGCCGCACGAGAAACCACTGAGTTTGCTGAAGGACCACCGTTGTCAGCGTTACCCAACTGGTGATTTTCAACTTTAGACATGCGTTCATCCAGTGACATGCGGCGGGGCTGCGATGCGACCGGTGCAGGCCCAGAACTCGCCATCACCCGGATTGCTGCGGCGGAACTCATGCCGGTGGTAATCGCCAGTGAAACGGCCAGCGGGCCTTTACCGGCGGCATATTTACTGCCGAGAATACGGGAGATACGATCGCGCTCAGCGCGACGGCCTTTTTTGACGTCACGATCATCTTCATCATCGTCACCGTCATCTTCGTCGCCTTCATCTTCATCGGCGTCCGCATCATCGTCATCATCATCAGCGCGGCGGCTTTTGGCTTTTTTGGACTTTTCCTTTTCCTTGTCCTTATCATCCCCGTCATCAGAATCGTCATCATCATTTTCTGCACGCTGAGATTTTTTGGACTTGTCTTTATCATCCTGATCGTCGTTGTCGTCCTCTTCCGCACGACGGCCTTTGGCCTTTTTGGACTTTTCTTTTTCGTCTTCATCATCTTCAGACGCGTTTGCACCGCGGCCAAAAAGATGACCAAAACCTTTGATTTTCATCGACATCATTATTCTCCAACTAGTTGTAATAAATCGCGGAATGCCGCATCAGGTGCTGCTACCTGGTCAGCCAGACCCAGTTGCACACCGTCGACGCCAAGGAAACAGGCGGCTTCGGTATCCCGTACGGTTTTCTCAGCTATCCCGCGATTGCGGGAGACGGTACTCACGAACAGACGCCCCATTTCATCAATATCTGACTGAATGGCTTTTCGTGCTGTTTCGCTTAAGGGTTCATACGGATTGGACTCGGCTTTGCGGTCGCCGTAGGTAATGATGGTGACCTGCAGACCGTCATTTTTGATTTTCTGCGACCAGTCAACGTGCATCACAATGACGCCGACTGAACCGACACCGCCGGTACGCGGCACGATTATCTTGTCCGCCGCACTCGCCAGCGCGTAAGCCGCGGAATAGGCGCTTTCGGATAAAATGGCCCAGACCGGTTTACTGCCGCGGGCGGCATAAATCTCATCGACAAGGTCAAAACACCCCGCGACTTCGCCGCCGGGCGAATCAATGTCCAGACAGATGGCTTTCACTTCACTGTCATTCAGTGCCCGCAGGAAACAGGCGCGAATGCCGTCATAGCCTGTCATCCCACTGTAAGGCCGCAAGGTGCCGAGTTTCTGCACAAGCGTCCCCTGAATCGGGATAATGGCGATACCTTCCACCACGTCATAGCCCGTATCACGGGCCTGTCGGGAGAATGAATCATCTTCGTCATCCCAGTCAGACATGGATTGGATGCGCGTCAGGCCAAAACGGTCCGTCAGCGCCGCCATGACCACTTCGGCCTTTCGGGGATGCAGCGCCAGCGGCGTGTTAAACAGGCGCTGCGCTAAGTGCGGTAAATTCACTGTGCCTCCGGATCTTTAATTGTTTGAGGTGCAAAGGTGTCAGCCTGTCCCCATGTCGGAACCGGCAAACCGCGCTCTTTGAAGGCTTCAATCTCACGGGCACGCTGATCGAGGAGCTCTTCCCAGTCTTCGCCGACGTTTTCTGAGACTTCCATTTCCAGCGTTGACATGCCGGAATCCATGCCGAGGATCGCGCCTTTTTTCTCAGCAACGGGGTCAACCCAGCCACGACCGGGTCCCATCCACTGCGCACGGCAATACGCCGCTTTAGCCGCCAGAAATTCCGGTGCGCCAGCAGGAAGAGGCACCTCACCAATATCGTGGAGTTCTTCGATAAAGCTGCTGAAAATAGGTTGGGCGAATCCGCTGGCAAAATCATCGCGGCGGCGCGTCAGGGTTTTCCACGCTTCCAACATGGCTGAACGGGCGGAACTGTAATTCACATCAGACCAGTCCTGCGTTAACTGCTGGGTCGAAATCCCCAGGGCTGCTGCGCAGTTGCGAAGCGCGGCACTTTCGAAAGCAACAAAATTGCTGACCGGGCGCGTAGCGTTAACCGAAGTGATATTTTCACCCGGAGCAAGAATGGGAATGCGCGCGCCGCTTTGCAGAGACAGGCGATTATCATTGTGAAAATCAGTACGCATATCCTGATAATCGAGCACATCGTCCCTAAGTCCGTCTTCGAACAGCCGGGGATCATAGGGAGAGGTAACATACGCCCCGAAAACAGCGTTGAGAATAGAGGCTTCAAGCTCAACCTCATCGTATTTGATCAGCATTTTCAGACGCTGAACGATGGGCGTAAAAATGCTGCTGCCGCGATGTTGTGCAGCGCGATCGCCGTCAAAGTCATGCACGACAATCGGACGCCCCCAAGCGGTTTCACGCCTGACGCGCTCCCACGTCATGGTTTTTTCAGCGCTCCACCAGTCGCCCATGTGGGCTTTGCGGATGTGATACGCCACCGGCACGCCGTCGTCGTCAATTTCTACGCCGCCGCGGATGTTCAGCATATCGAATACCTGCTGGGGGTTGCTGAGCCGATCCGGATCAATAATCTGTATGGTCGTTGCATACCGCGCACGACCGTGCCCGAGCCGGTCCGTGCGGTATTGCAGAACGGCCAGGGCATCGCCGTCCACCAGCTTGTGGCGAAAAGCCAGACGCAACATCTGGGAAACCGTTTTTTTCCGCTCAACGTCGCAGTATCTGCCGGGGTCATTTGCCCACGTACGCCAGGCAGCCTCGACAGCGCGACCGTACTCATCTGCCCACTTCGCATCAAAGGTTTTCAGACCTGTCTGCATAGACAGGGCGCGATAATCGACTTTAGCGATCGGGCGGAAATTAGCGCCGACTGCATTATCCAGAATTCTGGTTACGCTGCCTGATGCCCAGCCGTCATTTCTTGCCATGTCGCGAACGCGGGAAACGATGCGGTCGCGGTAGATGTTGACTTCGTTGTCCGGTGACCAAAGCGCGGGCTGCCAGTTCGCCATCGCATCGCTGAAGGAATCGGCCGCGTCATAAGGCACGCGCCCTGAACCGTTCAGCATTGATGCCCGGCTATTAGAAGGCGGTAGTGGTCGCCCGTTCGGACCAAGGATCCTGACTTCTCCGCTTTTCATCAGTACCGAAACCTTAGCGCCCTGCGAGGACGCCTAACGATGCCCAGTTGGGCCTGCAGAAGTTGAATAAGCGCGGTGAGCTGGCCGATGTCTGTTTGCTGATAGCTTACCGAACGGGTGCCGTCGCCCTGCGCATACGAGAATGAAACCCCTTTTGCACCAGAAGCGAGCTCAAGATAGGCCTGCTGGGCCGCCGTTAACGCTGCAGTCAACTGGTCACTAGTAAGCGCACCAGCTAATAAACTGGAGTTGGGATCGAACATAGGATTCCTTTTTAATTTGCCAGGCGTTTGTGCAGTGGTTTGCGCTGAGGTTTTTCAGGTTCGGTAATAATGACACCGGGTAAACGGAGATCTTGTTTGTCTTCAGGTTCCGCTGCCGGAGGCAGTAACGTGTCTGGGTTATTCTCCAACGCTATGACTTTGGCGTTTAATTTGAAGCCAGAGTGGAACAATCCACATAAAGCCGCGTAGGCATACACCCTGCAGTCCAGCGCCTCATTGGCTTTGCCATTCGGAAGTTCCCACACGCTGTAACGCTGACCGGCGGATTCTTTCATAACCAAACGCTCCGCTGTGAGCTGCGTGAAATATCCCATATCTCGATCGGTGGAGAAGTGCATATAACCGGGGCCTGGCTGCTCTATATGTAATCGGGATCGAATGGAGTCTTTAGCTGAATTGACGCCCAGAATGATCGGCCTGAATTTTGCACGGGTTTTCGATGTCGGGCGCTTATTCGGCCAGATAGGTGAACGCTTACCCCCCGTGGCAGATTCGCCTTTGATCGCCCAAATCCGCCGCCCCAGTCTTTCCTGAGAAAACTCATAGACTTTTTGCGTATGATTACCGCCGGAGTCGTGGCAGGCTGCCATGATGGTGAAACCACGACCGTCAGCGCGGCGCCATACCTGTTTCAGATAGGCATCCAGTCGCAGCCAGGGTTCTGCCGTTTCAAGGTCGCCCTCAATCACATCGAACGCAACTGACCAGCTTTCCTCGTCTTTACCCCACCCCACGACCTCAACCTCGAGCCTGTCATTCTGGGTATCGATGCCCGCCGTCAGAACGGCTACACCGTCCGGCACCTCGGCGTTGAAGACTTCGCGCCGCGCAAGCAGCACATCAACGGGAAGGCGCTTACCATAATTAGGCCGGTGAGGCAGGCCCATCTGGGTATTCCACCAGGCCAGCTCTTTATCGGGGTCGCCTTTGGCTTTCAGATACTTTTCGGCGATATCTGACGGCTTATCTTTTTGCCACGGGCTGAATAGCTTCGACGCCTGATACCCTGCATGGATGTTGTCGACGCCTAACTTTCCGCATTCGGGGCATACAACCCGGTGTACGGCATGACGTTCAGAGGCGGACCACTGCCAGACCTTGCTGACAGCGGTAACATCGTCGGCGTGCCATGCCTGTTCGTAGAGATTAAGCGGAACATGTCGGGTACCGCAGCACTCAAAAGGTTTTGTCTGATGCCACTGAATAGTTCTCAGCGAACGCAGCCTGTCGCCCTCAGACCATCCTGTTCCGCAGCTTTCGCAGTGGATCATGGCCTGTTTGGTATGGTGTTTATCACCGTCTGACGGCCAGTGAATATGCTTAAAAAAATCAGGAAACTGACGGTGACCGCAGTGCGGGCACGCTACCGATGCACGACGCTGGTCGGAATCTTCATAACTTGCTGCTATCCGGCTTTCGTCTTCCACGGTCGGTGAACAGGCACGAACGGAGAGCCAGTTCAGACCGAAGGTTGCGGTACGTTCCTCGGCGAGCGTGATCGGGTCACCCTCACGGGTGATGGGATATTTATCCACCTCATCGGCCAGCAACACGCGGATTGGACGGCGTGCAAGGTTGTCAGGACTCCCCGCGCCAGCCAGCGCCAGAAATCCGCCGGTAAACGATTTATACAGCAGCGTTTCTTTGGAATTCTTCTGCTTGTTTCCCCCGATCAGGTCGCGAAGTACCGGGGTTACGCGCACTAACGGTGTGATGCGCTCTTTGGAAAACTGCTCAGCCGCATCTTCTTTCGGCTGAAGTAGCAACATCGGGCAGGGATCGAGATGCGCAAAATAACCAAACAGGTTTTCAAGTAGCGCCGTCTTCATTAACTGCGTGCAGCACATCACCGTGATGATATGAACGCCTGATTCGGTGGCGGCAAGCATCGGGCCACGGGCTATCTCTACCGTTTCGGTTTCCCAGTTGCCCGACGTGCTGCCTGCTTCTTTGGCTAACTTGCGGTACCGGTCCGCCCAGTCCGGCACGCTGATACGCGGCGGCGGCGTCCATCCCTTTCTGATGCTACTTAAAAGTCTGTCACGTTTCGTCTGTGTTAAATTCAGGCTCGCCGAGTCCGGAGATGTGTTTGTGGACATGTTCGATTAACACCTCGGTCATTCTGTCAGCTGGGACGTCCAGGTCAGCCGCCATCAAAGGAGCCACCCTTGACGGCCAGTTCATCCAGGCGTCGCGCTGCTGTCGAAATGCTGTAAATAAAACAGCTTCAGCAACAGAGAGCTCGACCAGTTGACCATCCTCTTTCTCGAATTCGAGCTTTGTTAAAAGCGCCAGGTAGTTTTCTTTTACCCTGCTGGCTTCTTCACGTGACATTTCAGCGCCGGTCGCCAACATGATTTGTTTAACCGCCTCGTCAGTGGCTGAATCATCTTTAAGTCCGATATCTGCTTTAGCCGGTTTATTTTTGGCCGCATTTTTTGTACGGGGATCTTTACCGTCACGCAGCATGACGAGAGCTTTGTCGGTGGCTTCAACATCAATGAGGCTACCGTCGAGAACGACATATTTCCCTGCTTTAACCCACCGCCCGATCGTCTTCCGGTCAACGCCGGCGTGCTTCGCATATTCAATTTGCGTCATCGTTGTCATGGGACATTTTCCTCGATGGGACATTAGGACACTCGAATGGGACATTTTTTTGTGTCCCACCTAAATGTCCCACGCAAATATCCCACGGATAAACTCGCTAAATCCACGCGGGGCAAGGGATGGACGTAGTCAGTGCATAAATATGCACGTGGGACATGGGACACAAACTGAAAAATTTATAGCTGGTGAAACTGTGCGGCGCGCAATGCCCGTGCATTAAAAAGGCCCGGGGAAGGACCCATTTTTATTGAGAACCATTATCACTTGATGGTAAGGGTCGCCCATGACGGCAACGATAATCCAGCCTCCTTGAAAGCTTTGGTTTCACGAACGCGCTGCTCAAGAAGGTCTTGCCAACTTTCGGGGTTAACAGGCACTACTAAAACATGTGCGCCATTCTTTTGAACGTCTATGCCAGCCACCCATGACTGCCAGTCAATATCATCAGACAAAGCACTGCGGGTAGATAACCTAATATTTAGTTTGTTAATTTCCATTAATAGGCCTTTCATTTTGCTGTCTTCAGCGCCTCACTGATCGCTTTGCTTATGGCTCCAGGCATCAGCGCTGCTGCCATCTTCTCCGCTCTATCCATGTATCCCAAAGTGGGTTTAACAGGCAGCGCATCACCGAATCGGATCAACAACTTTGGCATTGGGTTCTTCGCTCGTGCGCGGCGCGTACCATTAGCTGAACGCTTCTGCCGCTTTTTGCCTTTTTTACCCTTCTTCACTTTCACGCGCTGCCAGACACCGTTGATGCCATCGATATCACCAATGAACACATCAGGTTTTGCTTTGAGCTGGGAAAGTTTGTTGCGTGACAGGTTGCCGTATTTGTTCAGCTTGACGTTTTTAGGGTTGAGCAGCGCCTGACCGTTAAGCTTATGCACGCCGCCGAACTCCAAAGGTTCCAGATATCCGGCAGCAATATCGCGAACAAATACTTTAGCGATCAGGTTATCGCGGCGCGCCCCTGCAGAACCAACCGAGTTAACAGTAAAAGGCGTGGGGTTCTCCAATTTCCGCTGAAATGCAGTTTTCTCTGCCGCAGCTATCTGTCTAGCTACGCTGGTTAAGGCCTGTGCTGTCGCGAAAGGAATTTGCTTCTTTAGGGATTGCAGAGCAACTGATAAGTCTTTAATTCCTGCCATCTCTATTCCTTAGCAATCAAGCTGACACATGCATTTTCGATGGCTCTCGCTGAAAGCCATCTGTAATGCCATTTAGTTCAGAAATTTGTTCTTTAGCGCCACTAGATCGGCTTCTGCGTCTTTACCAAGAACTTCGATACCGTGCTCGATGAATGCAACCACTTTTTCGAAATCATCTTTCAGGACTTCCAGCGGTGTTAACTCTACTGGAAGCGACTTAATGCTATCCGGGTCCAAAACTGCAACTGGTGTTGGAACTGCGACAAAGTAAACCTGAATGCTCGCCGCGGTGCCGTCAGCAGCAGTTGCCGTTAACGTTGATGCACCAACAGTGGAACTGACCAGACTTACAGTGATCTGGCCGTTTGCGTCAGTCAGTGCATTCGTGGGTGTTACGGTCGCGCCATTGTCAGCAGTAAAATTCACCACAGCGCCGGGCTGAATAGCATCTGCATTATCGGTAAGAGTTACCTGAACGGTGTTTGCCGCCGCGCCATTGGCCAGCATGCTGGTGATAATCGAAACGAGTGCTAATTTCACGGTATTTTCCTTCGTTTGGGTTTCAGTCACTGTGACTGGGGTGTAAAAGAAACTGATGAGCCATAGAAATATGTTCTTTAGCTTTGTCATTTCTGTCTGGCCTCTTCAATTTTCTTGATGCCGGAAAGCTGGGAATTGCAGTTTTGGAGGTCGGTCAGCAGTAGTTCGTTCCACTGAACGGAAGCCCCATAAGTGAGCGGGTCACTTGGTGGTGGCGACGGCTGGCACAAAACCAGAAGGCTGGCGGGTATCGGCGTCACCGGCACTTTGACGTACTGAGTTGTAACGGTTGAGCACCCGGTCATTTGCGCGAGCAGGCACAACAACAGGAGCGCAAGCATCGCCCGCAAGAGCAGCTTTGATGTCAGTCTGGGCTGCCTGTGAGTCCAGTGTGTTCGCATGTTGCTCATTCAAGGTTGCCCCTGCGATAGTGTTGAAGATGCTCACGGCCTGAGCTTGTGCGTTCAGGGTAAATTCCGCTGAATTTTTTGCCTGATTGGCTACTGATATTTCTGACTGCTGGCTGATGGTCTTGCCGTAATAATGGAAGGCTGCCCAGAGCAGAACGCCGATAACGAGAAATAGCAGCGCGGTAATGACAATCCGGAACCAGTTGAACATCGTCAGATCCCCCAGCACGTCAGTTTGCTTTCCTGATCGCGCCGGATGACCTGGCCGTAACAGTTATTCGCTCGGACATTGCAATCCTTCCCGCCGTCATGCACCCAGCGCTTTATCTCAGCGCATGCGCCTGTGCGGTCACCAGCATTTAGTTTCCGGTAAAACGTGGACGTAAAGCATTTCGAAGGGCCGATATTCCACGGGCAAAATGACGCGATCCCCACTTTTTGCGGCTCGGTCAGTGGGACGTGAATATTTTTATCAACCCATGCCAGCGCCTTTGCCTGCTCGGCTTTATCGATGGCATCACATTGGGTCTGGGTGAGACGCATACCTCTAAAAACAGGTTTCCCGTTAACTGCTGTGACGCCGCCGCAGATTGTCCATTTACCGCCCTTATCCTGATAAGCAATCAGGCTGGTTCCCTCTTTTTCTTTCTGGAACTGAGCCATCATCACCGGAGCTGAGGCACCAGCTGCAATCAGCGCCAGCATGGCTGCACTGAGTTTGGTTTTCAGATTTGCCATACTCAGTCCTCGTCACGACGCACCATATTGTGTTTACGGTCCCAAACTTTGAAACCGACATTAATCAGGCAAGTAATCAAGGCGAAGAAAAGTCCGCCAAGAACGCCAATAGCTGTCCACTGCTCGGGGCTGAATGAATTCAACAGACTGTAAAGCCAGAAGCCTGCGTTTGAACCAGCCGCCCCATAAGCAATTCCGGTCGTTAGTTTGTCCATTCTCATAGCTCCACCTCCAACATCTAAGTTGGCTGTGCTTAGTCATAAAAAAGGCCACGCAAATGCGCAGCCTGGAAAAGTTACTAGATTTGCCAGAGTTAGCGGCTGGCAGTGCTTTTACCTGTTTGGTATTGTTAGCTTTCGTATATCCATATAAACCGAAGGGAAAATGAAAGAATATTGTCCAAAATGCTTAAAGGCAGCCGAAATTTCCAAAGGAAGATTCCGGGATTTAACAAATGCTCGATTTGATACTGACTATGCAGATGGAATTTTGGGTATGGCTAACGGGGTAAAAATTATTTGTGCTGAATGTGGAGAATTCAATCTTTTTCTCAAGGATTGGAACGCATTGATTAGTAATGACATATCAGCCACAGAAATCACCAGATTCCAAAATACATATCCCACTTTCCAAGGTGTTATTCCATTAAGCACATGGCTGGAATCTACAAACTAAACAGGAGATAAAATGAGCGCATATTCTGATATGTGGCAAGTGATCAAAATGAGAGTTTGCCAAAATAGCAACGTGCCAGAGGCAGTAACCTATGGCACTAATAACTACGTAGGTTCGAGAGTAAAACTTAGGATCCTCCAGATTTTCACTCTCGAATGCATTCTCGATCAATACAGAAAGAAAAATGGTAGTCCATTTGCACCTCTAGAAGAAGAAAGGGCTCTTTACCATATGATTTTTGAGAAAACGAAATGGCCCTTGCAAACAATCCGTGACTTACACCTGAATGACGCGCTGTTCATTATTAATGATCAGCTGAAAATATCTAATTTGCCGCAAGAAGCGCAAACTTTCATTAGCAAGCTTAATCTTGGGTCTGTGGCTTACTCGGTAGATGATTTTCCAAAAGAGGATTGGGCTCCGAAGGAAAACGCAATTTTCCTTCAAGTCCATGAGCATTAACACAGGCAATCTGTTCTGAAATCTCAACAAGCCGTTCCGTCAGAGCGGCTTTTTCCCTGACTAAAGAATTGTAATAAGAGAAATATCGTTTTTGCTGCTCCAACCAGTGTTCAGTTTGTTCGGGTGTCATTCCAGGATTGAAGAAGTAAGGTCCACTTTCAGTACTTAGCATATATTACCTCCAAAAACGTAAAAACCCGCTCAAGGCGGGCTTCAATTCACATTCGACTGAGCGCTGAAAGTTTGGGGATCGATAGTGCGTATCAATAAGTTTCCCAACGCTCATGCGAATGCACTTTTCGACCACTCCAGGTTACCCCATCTTCGCAGATCAAAAAGCGCTTATTTGGAGCGGGCAGTGGGAATCGAACCCACATCATCAGCTTGGAAGGCTGAGGTAATAGCCATTATACGATGCCCGCAAAATTTGGCCCGCCACCGAGGTCTCGAACCTCGCACCTACAACATCAATGGTTATCGGCTCTATCCAGCTGAGCTAGTGGCGGTTGGTGGCCCTTGCTGGGCTTGAACCAGCGACCGAGCGATTATGAGTCGCGCGCTCTAACCAACTGAGCTAAAGGGCCGAGCGCCGCATTCTATACGCCGTCATATAACCGCACAATACTTAAGGTAAATTTAAAGACAACAACATGCGGGAAATCCCATATGTAAAAAAGCCTCGACCGGCTAAGAATCGAGGCTTGATGATTTTTTGTGGCGCTCATCTACAGAAACGCCCATGATTTAGAGAAATTACGCCAAGTTCGGACAAAATGCAAGACTTAATAATTAAAATGTCTTTATGATCCCCGATCACACTATCTACTGGTGATTTGTTGGAATACAGCATCGGCGTGGTTCTCTTCCTGCTCGCATTTGGTCACCAGTGACTCATACAGCGGACGCCAGTTACGATTCCATGTCCTTTCCTGCAAGTCAGGCAGCAGCGCCATAATCGCTTTGTAGGCCGTTGTGCCGGGTGTCCGTTTGAATCCCCTGCCCGCACACCGTTCACAAGTCTTATCTACCGGCACGCCGAGAAGGTTTGATTTCTCCAGGTCACGCACGCGACCGGTACCATTACAGCGGCAGCGATTCGAGACTGTCCCCTTCCCGTTGCAGGACTGGCAAAGCTCTTTCACCGTCTGAGTTTCGGTTACCTCTGGAATCTTCATTTCACCATCAGCGCCAACATAACCGGCATATTTCACAACTTCGCGTTCTAGGCTCAGGAACCCGGCGCCAGCACAATCAGTACAGGTGCTCACACTCCCCGCCGATTTGCAGTATTCCGCATAGGCCATTTTCGCGAGTATCACCATGCATTGCGCCATCCGGCGGCCAGCTGCTTTACCAACGTGCTTACCGGCGTTCTTCATGGCGTAGACAGAAAGCCGTTCAATGGTGCGCTGACCGTCCTCTTTGCTGATTCCATTTTTACCAAGGAAGGCGCCCATTCCGAAAGATGCCTGAGATTCTGCCATGCCCAGACAGGCGGCGAGATCTGGCCCAGTCAGAGAATCTGAGGCTGTTGCTGGCGGCACGTTGGTGAACGTTTGAGTTTTAGGGTTAAATTGTTTGAGCGCGTTTTCGAGTTTCATCGGATTCCCCTAAATTATTGACGCTTTGAATAACGGCGTGATGGTACTTCGGCCTGCTGACGGCAACGGTTCGCCGCTTCGGCCTGATCTATTGGCAGGAAATGCCCGTATTTGAACTGGCGGTAAACAGTTCCCAGTGGGCCGTTACGGTTTTTTGTCACGTTGATTTCTGCGAGGCCTTTGGCCGGGCTGTTCTCGTCGTACACCTCATCGCGGTAAAGCATCATGATCAGGTCTGCATCAGCCTCAATGCTTCCTGAGTCCTTCAGGTCGGCATTCACTGGCCGTTTGTTTGTGCGCTGTTCTACTCCGCGTGATAACTGACTGAGGGCAACAACCGGACGTCTGATCCGTTTCGCCAGCGCCTTGAGTCCGCGCGAAACTTCACCCACTGCAATATCGTGCCGCTGGCTGCTTGAGAGTTCGATAAGTCCGAGGTAATCAACAAAGATGATCGCAAGCTCTGGGTGTTCCAATGCGTGGCGTTCTGCCGCTTCAGCAATTTGGTTCACGTCTAATGTACTGGCGTCATCAATCCAAATCGGGCGTCCAGTCATGCTTTGAATGCCCATGCCGATCCGCGCCCAATCTTCATCGTGTAGCGCCCTCGGCGATTTGAGCTTTGACGTAGAGAATCCGCCAGCGCCAGCAACCTGACGCTCAGCAATCTGGGCGCCTGACATTTCCATGCTGAAAAATAATGCGCCGCTACCCTGCTCAGTGATTTTGTCGATAAGGTTTAACGCAAACTCGGTTTTCCCCATCGACGGCCTGGCGGCCAGCAGGATGAGGTCCGTTAAATCAAAACCACCTGTTAGCTGGTCCAGTTCCTCAATCCCGGTGAGAATGGTGCGGCTTTCTTCGCGCCCTTCCATTCTGGATTCAAGCTTTTCAGCCATCCCGGATAGTAGTTCGTCAATGTGAACTGGTGCACGGCTGCCATCGCTGAAACTCAGGCACTGAATATCACTTTGAAGCTGCTTTATAGCTGCCATTTTTTCATCGGCATTCCGGGCAGAATTGAACTTGTCCAAAGCGCCAGCCATCATTTCCTCTGCGCCACGCAGGAAGTGATTGCGCTTGACCATCTCGGCGTAGTGCTTCAGACCAGGCACCGCCCATGCAAGACCTGTCGCTGCCACCGTAAGGGCCTCATAGCCCTCGCCCAGCGCGTCAGCCACCAGGAAGGGATCGGTATTCTTTCCGTCTAAGGACTGGCGTTTGATTTCCAGATAGATTTCGCGGTACTGCCGGATCGAGAAAGCATCCGCAGGCAGCAAACCAAATACCTCAAAAACTGCCGCGTCGAGCTGGCGCAACAGCAATCCGCCGATTACAGCTTGTTCGGCTTCTTCGTAGGTCATGCTTTCACTCCAGACTGGCGATAACTCTCCCAGTTGAACGCCAACACCGAACCGCCGCCTTCGCTCATTCTATCGGTCAGTCGCTCGCCGATAGATTCTGACAACTGGGACATGGTCAGATTGCTAATCAGAATGGTCGGAAGCATGTTTTCGTAACGATCATTGATAATCTGGAACAGAATGATTTTTTCAGCATCAGACCCGTATTGCACTCCTACCTCATCGATGATCAGCAGCCCCAGCGATGCGTAATAATCAATAACATCAGCTTCAGTTCGTTCAGCGTCCTTACCCCATGTGCTTTTCACGGCGCGGATAATGCGCATAACATCGGTCAGGCGGACTGACTGCTGGTGCTGGCGGATAACTTCCTTCGCCAATGCCACGGCCAGATGGTTTTTACCAGTACCGCATTTGCCAATCAGGATCAGGCCGGTTCCCTTTTTGGAAAGCTCTGGGAAGGATTTCGCGTAGCTCTGGCAGGCGTTTAAATTAGTTCTGGCCGCCTTGTTGACCACTTCGTAGTTGCTGAATTCGCAGTGCTGAAAACGCGGGGCAATACCTGCATCATCCATCATGCGCTCAACCTGCAACTGTTCCTGCTCGTTTTTTACAGACTCAATTTCAGCAGCAACGCAGGCCGGACAGCGTGATTCCAGAGTGTGAATTCGACCGCGCACTTCCTGAGATAAAACCGTCTGGTTAAAACCACCGTGGAACTCACACGTCACTGTTTTTTTCTCATGCCCGGTGTACCAGCGGTTATCAGCGGAAATAACACCGTTAGCGAGTTCCAGTGCCGAATCCAGCTCACGCAGTCGAGCGGACAGGTCGCTAAGTTTGGTCTGATACTGTTTCTGGAAATAAAAATTGCTCATGTTCGCTCCTAAAAATTAATCTGTGAATCGCCGTAATCACGGTTATCAAAGCCGCTGTGGGTGTCAGTTCGACCAGCACGTAGCGACTGACCGGCCACAATCCATGTATTCTCGAACTCACGGGCTTTACCGAAGAACCGTTGTCCCTGCATCACGTACGTGGTGCCCGTCTGTCCTTTGGCTTGGCAGAACGTGGCATAGCGGATCACGCCTGCCAGCATTGTTTCGGGATCAACGCCTTCACGGTTCCGGGCATTCCATGCGCTGTATGCGGAGTTTTTGGGATTGCTCCCCTCTCGGGCCGGATATGCCTTCCACGCTTTTTCGAATTCTTCTGGATAAGCATTTTTATTTTTCTTGGCAGTTGGTTCATCGCCAGATGCACCAATTGTTTTAGGTTCACTGACTGGTTCATTGACTGATTCAAAAGAGTGACTGATTCTGGGTGAATCTCCTGCACCACCCCCTAGTGAATCTCCTGCACCATATGGTGAACGTGCTGCACTAGGTAGTGAATCTCCTGCACCACCCCCTAGTGAATCTCCTGCACTATCTAAAGTCAGGTAATAAAGATTGCTGGAATTCCCTTTTACACCGGGACGCAGTTCTTTTTTTAGCAGACCAAGTTCGCAAAGGGAGTCGATGTGATTGATGACAGAGCGGCGGCTTATCTCACACTGATCGGCGATGTGCTGAAGGCTCGGCCAACATTCGCCTTTGTCACTGGCGTTATCAGCCAGCTTAAGCAGAACGAGCTTGCGCAGCGGGTTACCGACCCTGATTTTCATTGCCTGAACCATCAGCCCCATACTCATGCCGCACCTGCCAAATCTGTATCGTGGGAATATTTGCCGTCCCAGCTTTTTTTCATGGGCAGGTTGCCCTTGAGGTAATGGCGATAAAGCCAAACGGCTCCCTTACGCAACAGGATAGGCTTCCATGTATCGAAGCTTTCCGTATCACAAGGATCCACGCGGTTGTGTCTTTCACGGAGGTACAAATCACGGGCGTAGGACTTAACGCGCCAACTGGCATGACGTGAATCCGGGCGTTCGTCGTAAAGCCACTCGTTCTTTTCCAGGAAGGCATTAATCTGGCTGACATTAACGCCATTAAGCTGCTTACAGAACTGGAAGGGAGTCATACCCGGCTGAAACAGATTTTCCAGATGAGAAATGTATTTGGCCTGACGCTGGACATAGCCTTCTGAAATGCGACGCTGTTCGCGTTCATCTGCCCACGCGCGAGCCACGGCTACCTCATCAGAAAAATCAGGCATTGCCGAAACTGGCTCCAGACCATAAGAACCCGTGGCACGAATGCATGGCAGTACATCGGCAGTGATCCAGCGCTTGAAACGTTTTGCCTGTGGTTTGCGACTTTTGAGAATCAGTGTGTATAAGCCGGATTCATTGACCAACATTGGTTTGCGCCCCGAACCGGAATACTGTTCCTGTTCGCATTTATCTTCGTCATCAACTGCCAGTAGCGCTTTATGGGTATGGGAAAGTCCCAATGCTTCGCAGACGTCCACCGCGAAAAACCACGGAGAACTATCGATCCGCACCGTGCGCACCGATGCCAGCAATTCACCCGCATCAGATTTGAAGTCGAAAGTTTTGATTGCACTATTCATCACAGAGTTCCTACTGATTTTCGTCTGAACTAGGCATGGTCTTTGATGCCGTTTAAAAGCCAGTGCGGCGAACAGTTAAGAGCCTCCGATATTTCAAGGAGATGGCGGGGTCGGTGAGATGTCCCTGCCTCAATCCTCTGAATTGTCTGTTGTTTAATTCCGGCCATAATTGCCAGTTGCTTTTGCGTCAGCCCCAACTTCAATCGCCGTTCTTTCAAGCGGTTCGAAATAGTCATGTAACAATCTCCATATACAACATTTGTAGTATTTGAGTACACATTTCGTTGTTTGTCAATTACAATGATTGTTGTATGCTGTTTGGGACAAATTTATGTGGGGTGTGAAAATGCAATTGGCAGACAGGATCAAGAAGCGTCGGCTAGAACTGGGACTGACTCAAGTTGAGTTAGCCGAACTTACTGGTACAACCCAGCAAGGAATAGTGTCCGTTGAGTCAGGAAGAACAAAAAGACCACGCTACCTACATGAATTAGCCAAGGCACTTCAGTGCGATCCTGAGTACCTAATTTCTGGTAGAGAAGCTGGAAATGTTTCCTTTGCCGGAAGCTATGTTCCTGGTCAGCGATACCCAGTTTTAAGTAAGGTTCAGGCTGGTTGCTGGAACGAAGCTATTGAAGCCTATACACTGAAAGACATAGATTTATGGTTGGAATCTGATGCACATATCCAAGGAGATGCCTTCTGGCTTGAAGTAGATGGTGACTCAATGACAGCCCCAGTTGGCTTGAGCATTCCCGAAGGTACGTTCGTCTTATTTGATACTGGCCGAGAGCCTGCTAACGGAAATTTGGTTATTGCGAAACTAACTGATTCTAACGAGGCTACATTCAAAAAATTAATAATCGACAGTGGTCAACGCTATCTTAAAGGCCTTAACCCGGCATGGCCTTTAGTACCAATCAACGGGAACTGTAAGATCATTGGCGTAGCTGTAGAAACGAAATTGCGACTCCTTTAAAACTGAATTTGCAGTAAAACTAAAACATAAGCTCCCTATCTGGGGGCTTTTTTATTGGTTATTTTCCAGCCGCTCAAGCTAATCAATCCCTAATCGACGCCCTAAAACACCTCTCACTGAAATTAATTAATGTTTAAATACAATGGATTATATTAATTACAACAAATAAAACTACGTTCGTGGTTTACATAATACAACGAAATGAGTATTCTCATTTCAACGGCATGAAACGGAGCGTAGATATGGCACATCAAGTTTATGACTTAATAGAATGCGAGTCTTTTTCACTTCGCATTTCAGCTGGTGAATACCAGTCATTTATGGTGGTCGATAATAAAAAATTATTTCATCATTTCCGAAAAACTAGCGAGGACTTCAAATACAGATTAGTAACACACCTGTGCTTTGATTCTCCTATCTTCGCAATTTATAAGAAGGCGGGTGATTATGAGATACTTGTCTGCGCTTTCTCAGAAGATAAAGAAATAAATAGTGAAGCTAAAGAAATCATCAAAAACTCTGAAAAACTCAGAGTGTCATTCCAGGGTCTTATGGAGTATTCAAAATGATAAATATTGCAGACCTGATTATTGATACTGATGGAAAAAAACTAACAACTTCTGAGTATCAAAAAATAGCAAACAATGCTGCTGCTGGGATTGATTATGTGCTTTGCGGAATGAAATCAATTGGCTCCCTGATGTTTTGGGCGGCTGGCAACAGTGATTACGACGGTCAAATAGTAAAAGTTGATATGCAGAATTTAGGAATGCTCATTGAAGCCAACGCTAAGTTCTTAGAAAGAATGCTCGAAGTCGAATCCAGTGCCTTGTACAACCTGAAAGAAGGAAAAACAGATGATAACGAACAGTAATTATTCAGCTCTGGGTTCAACGCCCGTTAAAGCCCAGAGCCTGACCTTGAAACAAACCTGCGCCAGCGGATTAGTTAATAAGGCTGATGCTGATATTAGCACAAGTGTATTTCTGTTTGCATCGGTTAAGCGTTCTGATTCGAAGGCAAAACCTGTCATGATCCGTATCGTGGCATGTTCAGAGCATGAAGCACGTCGCGAACTGGTGCAGCAATATGTTATTTCGCTCGCTGCTCGCCTACCCGTAAATGAGGTGCGTCATGGCTAACATCGACCCGATTGACGCTGCCGATGCGTTGGCAAAAATAGAAGCATTGGCAACAGCAGCAGGTTATTTAGATACAAACAAAGAGCAGCTGTCTTTGATGCTTGGGATTCTCGATGTTATTTCACAAACAGCCGCTGCGGGGCAAAAGAAAAATGTCGCGTGATATCACTTTAGAGCAAGCCGCTGAACGAGCATCACAAGCGGAAGTTATCCTAATGATGCTGGAGAGTTACCCACATCAATTAGAAGACAGCGAGTTATTGGCGATTGTTTCTTTATTGAAGCGCCTTACAGGTAATGTAGCTGCATGGTTGATAGAAGAACAGGCTGAGCATCAAGTTAATCAAAAGGTAAAAAATAATGATTAATATTTCAGATGCACAGATAAAAACAAAGCGAAATGCTGCAATTGATTTCCCACGCGACGCGCATGGTCGATTAATTGCCGCAATGCCTGATGACACGATGACCGGAGAAATAGAGTGTCGTAATAAAATTATTATTGATAACCGACCGCACCAACTCTTAGAAGATGGAATCTTTGCTTTCCTTATTGACGGTATATTCATGGTTAAACGTCTTCAATTTTTACCTGATGGCGTTTTAGTTTTACCGAATAATAAAAATTATCAAAATTGGAAAATTGACCTTCTGATAGAAGTGATCTGGTAATCATTGGCCGAGTGGTCATTAGCCTGTCAGAAAAAACGCATTGATATACGGAACTGCTGAACACACAAAGCAACATTAAGAAATAAGAAATTTAATTACGGCCTTACGGTCGGGGAAATCCGCATCCAAAAGGCCAGCATCGGAGTATTTGCGATGAGCATTAATGAAAAAGTATCGCCACAGCAAAAGATTGAGCGTTATCGCCAGCGCCAGGCAGCTGCGCGTTATGAAGCGATGATCCAAAAGACTGGTAGCAACTGCGTTCTGGTGAATCTCCCCGACGGGACTTTAGCGACTGTTGAGCTAAGCCAGCAGTCCCTATTGGAAGCTCTCAAATATTTCGAAGGCGTGGTCTATGGCGAATACAGCCGGGCCGAATCCGAAGAACTAATCATCAAACTCTACAGCAGCAATTTAACCAAACACGGCGACAAGCTCACCGAAGCTGGAAACGCATTCATGAACGACCTGATCAAACAGACCGTGATGATGGCGAAAGAGCAAGGCCTTGGCGACGAACAAACGATCCATTAAGGAGACGCTATGAAACTGGTACCTAAGAAAGAACATGCGATTGATGAATCCTTCAATATTGTGCAATCCCCTGTGTTCGTCGTGACACGTCACGGTTGGCGCAAACGCTGCCTGAGCCGTAGCGCAGCACTTAACAACCTTGCGCATTACATGGTGACAAAGACGTTTCGCCGCTCGGGCTGGCCTACAAATGAAGAGGACACACCAGTTATTCGCGATGGTGTTCTGATCCACCAGATAGGTGAACACACCGCTTCATATTTCGCTGCACATTACCGCTGCGTACGCCGTATTCGTTTGCTCTTGGCTCGCAAACGGGCAATAGCACAGTGGCAAGAGAAGCATGAAGAAATTAAACAGCAGTACGCCGAACTGCTCAGCAACAAGCCTTTTTAAGGAGACATAATAATGTTCTTTCCTACTGACATTCTTCGCGCTGCCCTGCACTGCGTAGCTGGCGATGATGAGCCACGCGAGTATCTGAAAGGGGTCTACATCACCAAGCTCTTCATCAAAGCTACTGACGGTCGCGCACTGGTGATGATGGTGCACGGCGCTGTCACAGATATTGATGCTGTATTCAGGGTGCACGGGGACATCCCTACCGATGCCGAGGGCACGGAAATCATGGTTATCAATGATCAGTGGGTCGCCGCTCACTACTTTGATGATGGCCGCCCAGCTGGGCACAACGAACTGGAAGTTATTGAAGGGAAATATCCCGACTTCGACAAGCTTCTGCCTGACGAACCAGAGCCTTGCGATGAACTGCCAATGTTCTCGGCAAAATTACTGGCACTGCCGTATCTGATGTTCGGTAGCAACTTCGGCCCTGTGAAATTTAAGCCCTACGGCAAAACGGGCCCCTGTGTTTTATTGCTTGATCCAATGACCGAGCACCTCTATGGCAGCCCACTGTTAGTGATTATGCCGCTGCGAGATAACGCCTTTGAACTGTGCGCCGAGGTGCTAAATGAAGAAGGTATTTGAACTGGTGCTGTGGACCCTTTTCTTTTCAACACTTTCCGGTATTGGGCTAACGGCGGGTTTCTACGGATGGACAGGGCTAATGATCTGGCTGCGAGAGGTGTACGCATGAAGTTTGAATTCAAGTTAAGCGGCGTTATCGCCAGCCTCACAATAACCAGCACGGTGTTTGAGTTTCGCAAGCACAACCGGATCGTCGATTCTGCCCTGCTCGCTTCAGACGTACGTGCAAAACGCACAGGTTTCTTTCTGATGTCGTCGGTCATTTCCGGCAAAACGCCAGCCGTCATGCGTGCATATAAAGTCGCTCAACGGGAGGCCTCACGATGATCTCCAAAAGTGAAAATGGCCGTATTAATGTTGACGCGCTCGAAGGTATTGGTGAGCACCTGGAAGCCCTATCAATAGTCAATAAAACTATCGATGCCATTCAGGGAAAAATTGATATCAGAGGTGAACAGGATATTGGCTGGTTGCACCGGGCGAAAGGTGCCCATAAAGCATGGGGGAAGGTACGCCGCCGTATTACAGAACGGCTGGCAGTCCTGCGCCAGCAAGAGAAGGAACTCAACAAAATGCGCATGAAGTTTGAGGATGAGGAACTGCTGAAGATATTGCGTGATCACGTTGCGCCAGCTGACTGGTCACAGGCTCGAAGTCTGGCGCGGGCACTGGCTGAGGAACGGATGAATCAAACTCTGAATAACGCCGGGGTGAAAAATGACTGACACTAACGTTTTTGTCCTCGCGCAAATCATCAAAGTTGCGGGTTACGACCCAAGCAAAATCAATGACATGATTTGGGAAGCTGGTTATCGCCAGCCTGAGCGTACAGCAGAAGAGGCAGCACTGATCACCATCGATGTGTTTTTCCACTGCAACTCGCTTGATATGCCGACTGACTTTTGGCCGCAAACGTACGACAGCGTTTTACAGAATGAACTGATGAAAGCCGTACTGGAAGACTATGAGATAACGAACGAGTTCGACCCAGTGAGAACGGCGAAGAATGTCCTGAAAGTTGGCTTCGAGAAGGTGCTTACGTGATGCCAACGATGCGCAGAATTTCCAAAGACAAGCTGGTAGACATCAACGACACGCTGATTCAGGCGACAGTTTACATTGATGACGGTTGCGACTGGACAGCCTGGAACGCGTGGAAGATGAGAGAGAAGTATCGAATGCGCACCGGCATTTACGAACCAGAACCGCCGCGGCCACGAGTAGCGCCAGTGAAGATTGAGCCAATTAAAAAACCCCGGAAACGGGGTTATCGGGTAGTCCAGAAAGCGATAGGAGCTGTATAAGATGAATGACTTCAACACCAATAATGCAGCCTCTGATGAAATCATGCTGACCAGCGATGTTTTGGCTCGTTATAAAATATCGCGTAGCACGCTTTATTTCTGGAGCACACCAGCTCGAATGCCAGCCTGTTTCAAGCGCCCCTTCCCTCTGCCCGCCATTGGAGGTAGCCCGAAGCGCTGGAGAACAGCAGACGTGTTGAAGTGGGAAGAGGAAGTTAACTCTGTGCCAGTGGTCGGCCAACAACCTTCTCCAGATGTTCAAGCCACACAGTTAGCCACTGGTACTGATCAGCCAGATAGTCATGAAGGTTATAACGAGCCATAACGCCCCCCATCTGGTGGCCGAGTAGCTTCTCGATAACGTGGGGCGGCGCGCCGAGTTCTGAAAGGCGTGTCGCAACCGTTCTCCTCAAATCATGAAGAGACCAGTTCTTCATCCCCGTTTTGCTAATCACCTGCGCAGAATACGCCGCGATTCTTGGCTGCGCTGGCGGCTTATCCTCACGATTTTTGAAGTGCGGCGGTGTCAGTACATGCTTCGTGACCGACCACTTCTGATGTTCTTTCAATAATAGTGCGGCACTATCAGGCAGAGACCTGCGAACCGTGCGACCAGTCTTATACTCACTGGCCGGAACCGTCCAAGTTTTCTCTTTGTAATCGAACCATTCCCACTTTGCCGTTCGTATCTCGGTGCTTCGGCAGCCGGTCATCAGCAAAAAGCGGATCACCAACTGCTGTGATGCTGGCATATCGTCCAGAGCATCCCACAATACTTTTATCTCATCGTCGGACAGCTTTCTATCTTTCATAGCCGCGGTTAAGCCAACGTCAGACCGTCGTAATGATTCGATAGGGTTGACCTCGATAACGTCACGATTTGAACAGAAGCGGAACGCACGCTGCATTAAGCCAAGCACCTCACCAGTAACAACCCGGCGCCCCATTTTATCGAACAGGCTTAGCCAGTGGGATTTTGTGGTCTGATTGACTATCATGTTGCCGAGAACAGGCTTGACGTGGTTTTCAAAATTGAGACGGTTTGCCCTTATTTTGACTATTCCCTCAGGTTTGCAGTAATGCTCTTCCCAGTAATCGAAGGCCTCTTCTACAGTGAAGGCGTCAACCTTTTGTTGTCTTTCCAGTTTTACTTGTCGGCGCGGGTCGTACCCTTCAGTTATCCAGGCACGAAATTGCTGCCTACGTTCCCTTGCTTGAGACAGTGTTATAGAAGGATAATCACCTATGCTTAACTGTACTGGCCTGTCTTCCCAGCGGTAGCGATAGAAAAAAGTTACACCACCGGAAACTGAGAACCTGACATTCAGTCCGTGTGCATCAGAGATTACCTCTACTTTGTCTCGGCGCTTTCCAAGTGACTTTCTGAGTTTAGTATCTGTAAGCAATGTGTACACTCCCGTTTCATATACACAAGAGTGTACACAAAAGTCACAAATTGAAGCCACACAAACTAAAGCATGATAAAGCTCAATAAAGCATTATATTGACTTAAGGTAATGATATGAATAATGAAAATAAATCAAAGTTAACCGCAAGCCAGAGAGTTGAAGTGAAAGCATATGCCCTTCGATAATGTATACCGCGAAAAACAAGTACCCAGTCCGCTGCGCCACACGTGGGGGATTTTCTATCGCGACACGCTGTCAATGATCGGCTTTTATGGCGTGCTCGGACTGTTGTTTTTGTGTATTTTCGGCCATCTGCTGGCGCCGTACGCGCTCGACCAGCAATTCCTCGGCTACCAGTTGCTGCCGCCTTCATGGTCGCGCTACGGCAACGTGTCATTCTTCCTCGGCACGGACGATCTGGGCCGGGATTTACTCAGCCGGATGTTAACGGGTGCGGCACCGACTATCGGTGGTGCGCTGGTGATTACCCTCGCGGCGTCGCTGTGTGGCGTTATTATTGGCGTGCTGGCGGGCATCACCCGCGGGCTGAAATCAGCCATTCTCAACCATATTCTGGATACCCTGCTTTCAATCCCTTCCCTGCTGCTGGCGATTGTGGTGGTGGCCTTTATCGGCCCGAAACTCGAGCACGCGATGCTGGCCGTCTGGCTGGCGCTGTTGCCACGCATTTCACGCACCATTTACAGCGCGGTGCATGACGAGCTGGAAAAAGAATATGTGGTTGCGGTACGTCTTGACGGCGCATCGACGTGGCAGATTCTGCGTTATGCCGTATTGCCCAATATTGTGGCGGTGCTGGCAACAGAATTTACCCGCGCCTTGTCGATGGCGATTCTGGATATTGCCGCATTAGGCTTTCTGGATTTGGGCGCACAATTACCTTCTCCGGAATGGGGAGCGATGCTCGGTGATTCACTTGAACTGGTGTATGTCGCGCCGTGGACCGTCATGCTGCCGGGTGCCGCCATTCTCATCAGCGTGTTGCTGATCAACCTGCTGGGTGACGGTGTGCGTCGGGCGATTAATGCGGGAGTGGAATAA